TGGCTGAGGCTAGTTCTGCTATGTCCCGTGCCTCATCTGCCTGATATACCTTAATATTATGAAACATTACATTTTTTGTAATGGCATTTCCATTTTCATCTTCTATATCATTAATTGATAGCCAGGAGTTTAGGTCTTGGGCTGCTGCGTCTTCTCGATCAAGGCACTCAATAATTACTCTGGTTGCATCAAAAAGTTTAGTTAGATCTGGGGCATAAATGAAATATACAAGTTGCTCTCTTTTATTTCTATAAAATGCATTTGGTCTAAATCTAATAAGCCTGTCAAACATAACAACAATTGCATTTGGGTTGTTTTTAATATAAACACTATCGTTATAAATATCTTCTATATTGATTGGGCTCTGTGCTGGAAAAAATGGTTGGAATGGGTTTGGTCCATCTGGAATCAATCCAAATTCTTTTAACTCACTATTGATATAGGCATTAAGAAATGTTGGCGGAAATCCAGTTTGGGCATAAGTATTTAATGTCATAGGTCTATTCTACACCAATCTTTGCATTTGCTATCCATCTAAAACCAGTATCGACTCCTTTAGATTTACCCATTTTTGATCCAGCCTTGAAGTTCTTTTTATACAAAACTGGCTTTTTGATATAATCATATATTCCACTAGCACGTAAAAATGATTGCTTGAAATATTTAAGAATAAACTCGTCTATTGTTCTTTCAAATGATCCAGCAACATAGTCGCCACCTGGATTTCTTACGGTTATTGGACTTTTTGTAAAAATAGTTTCTCCACCTTGTTCAAAAACTAATACTGAAGATTTCTTTGGAGTTATTGTAACTGGCACTCCATTCTCCATAATGCTTGCTTTATTGTAGAAAGGTACATTTGAGTCTTCTTTTAATGTTCTAGACTGTCTAAATTTTGAATTAAATGTTAAACCAAGATTACTAACTGTATAGTCTATATCAAATAGTCTTGCACTAGGGCTTCCTGTTTGATACCACTCATAGACATGGTGTAGCGCATTTGGATTACCTTTAGCAGAAACATCAACATATGCAGCCATTGCCTGTATTGTTCCAGCACCAAGGTTTTTTAAAAATACTCTTTTACCATTTTCAACACCATCTAAAAACCCCATAGAGTATTGAATTATATTATTCATTTGAGACTCAAACTTTTTTGAGTTTGTGGTTATTCTCACTAGTCACCCACTGTTTGATTCTCTGTCCTGCGCCAGAGCATCTTAAAGAATTCAATATTTCCAAATGGTCCCATAAAAGGTTCTACTGTAGCCATTTCATAAATGGTTCCTCTGCCAGACCTTGGACCTGCTGTTTCCCTATAAACAATGTCATCATTAGCACTTCTTACATTTGTAACTAAAATGTTTGTAATAGCATTTTCAGAATTTGTAGAGGATACTCTTGGATCACTCTTTGTTCTAGCAATAAGTTTATTTTCGTATTGTAAAAATGTTTCTGGTTTAATGTCTTCTGTTCCTGCACCACCAACACTTGTTGCGTTGCAAATAATTGTTCTATCGAATACCCAGTCTTTTGTTGCTTGACCATACTGCGTTTGCTTTATGATTGGATAATAAATATCAGCCTTCATAGGGTACATGAAATCTGTTTCTGGACAGCATTCCATTATAAGACTCCTGGACGGATAATCGTTTCTATGTATTTATCAAGAATTTTATCAACAAGTATGTTTCCAGTACCGTCGATCATTCTCTTATCATATTCAATCTTAAACTGATCTGTACTGTAGTTCTTAATGTAGCGCTTGTAATAGTCTAGTTTTCCACATTTAATGTCTTCAATCAACATTTTTGTTGCATCTGTAATATCATTTGGAACTACCTTGTAGCCAGTTTCTAGTAAAAAGATGCAGTCTATTCCTTCTGGAAAGGCTACTGCTGGAACGATGGTTTGTACGTTTCCGCTATCCTCAGTATCAAAAAGACTTATAGAGTCTGATGGTGCAACTGGAATATTTGGATATTTTCTTTCAGCACGATTTAATGAATCAGTCGTCTCTAGTGGATCTTTTGTAATTGCAGATTTATCTTTTGTTATTAGGTATGTGTAAGACTTTAGCGCTGGTCCATTTACTGTATCGTTTAAGTCATAAACTAATTCTGCATTTTCGTATGCCTTTAAAATCTTATGTGTTTTTTTCCATAGGGGAACGTAGTCAGTTCCTTGACCAACAACCTCTAAGTAAGTTCTGTTATAATAAAATCCGCCAGTAATTGAGTCAATAATTGATCTTGCCAAACCTTCATATTCTGTATAGGCTGCGATATCTGTTGCAGTTCCAGAAGTTGCTAACGTAGTTGGATTTACATATGGTCTTTCAATATTTAGGTTATCTTCAACAACAATATCTCCACGTACCAAGTCTGCACCAGACGAGCCAGCATCTTCATAAATACTAACAGCATAGGACTTATCATATTTAACAAAGTCGCCAGTTAGAGAGTAGGTGATTTTAGAGTTTGCAGTAGAAGTTACAGACTCTTCTATCTCTGTTAAATCAGCAACATCTTCAATAACGATGATATAGTCTGTGCTTGCATCTGGAACAGTATATGTAACAGATAGTGGGTATGGTGGAAGTCTTAAAATGTTCATATTTATTTACCGTAGTATGAGGCTACTTCTTCAGGAGATGCTATTCGCACTAGCCTGTGAGTGAGCCACTTTTCCGATGCCTCCTTTGAGACGATGTTGTAACCTACCGTAATAGGCTTAAGGTTATCCATGTGTAGGTTTCTTTGTGAGTAGATTGCAACCTTTTCTTTTGGATCTTCTGGCTTTACTTCAATACCGTTTATTGTTGGTGGGAAAAATGATGCAATAACTTCTAATATTTCTAACTTAGTTTTTGACCCGTATAGATCAATGCCGTTCTTTTTAGCATAGGACTTTAGTTCCATAACTGTTTGCTTTGATAACTCTTCCATTGTTGGCTTCATAATTCTCCTATGCTTAATTGTAATTATACCAGAAAAGAATAAAGGAGGACGGTTTTGACTCCGCCCTCCCTTATACCTATTGGTTAATTTTTATGAGTCAGTGCTATCTGAGTCGACATAAGCGACTGCATCTAGTTCTTCCCATTGAATACCAAAGCGTACGAATACTGTGTATTCGATTGTGTCCTTCTTAGCACGATATTCACGATTTACTGTGATATCACGCTGGAAGCCCCATACACGGTTCTGAGGGAATGTCAAGTCGACATAACCTGCAGGGTAGTAAGGAACTTCAAGAACATCTACACCGAGTACACGAGTTGTACGTGAATTACCAAGTGTTTGTGCAGTTCCATCAAGGAATTCTTGACGGTTTGCTTGTGTGCTACCAGTGCGATCTGAGAACGCTGCTGAGATAGCATCTGCAAGAGTACCGTTATTACGAACGATACCAGCAAAAGCATCAGTACCCGCATAGAACTTAAGGTTTGACTTAAGTGCACGGTACTTGCGTGGCATTGCTAGAAGCAAGCCCTGCATTACTGATGTTGTGTAGTTGTTATCAGAAACTGTTGCAGCATATTCATGTGCATCATTGCCCTGAACTTGGTTTACCTGAGCAACGAAGCCAGGCATAATGGATAGGAAGGCATCGTTGCCTGATCCTACACCGTTAATAGCAAGATCTTCAATATCGTTTGCGAAAGCATTGGTCATCAAGCGAACTAGATGATCTTCAAGTGCTCCACCTTCAATATTGTCTTCAAGTGCTTCAGTAGATACTTCCCAATCAAGACGAATCTTCTTGGTTGTCAATTCTACCTTTGTAAATGTAGCGCCTGCGTTTGTGTATTCTGGTGCTCCTTGAGCAGCAGCACGAATAACACGCTCTCCAACGTTAACCTTTTCGATTTCCATTGTGTTAGCACGCATTGTAACTCTACGACCATCCTTGGCGAGAACTGTTGCATCCCACACATAGTCGATGAAGCGACGAGCCTGCTCAGGTGCTAGAATACCACCTGCTACGCCTGTTGGGTTAACTGCGTTTGCTCCAGATGTTGATCCGAAGGCTGCAGTTGCTGTGTTACCGAGTTGTGATCCTACAGACTGTGCTGCAGAGTCCAAACCAGTTGCACTACCTACACCACCAGATACGAAGCCGCCTTGAGAGTTAATCTCATTGCCTGCTCCTGCTGATCCTGGATAGTTTTTTTCTAGGTCTTTATTTTGTTCCGACATTATTTTTCACCTCCTAGTGATTTTTATTGCTTAGTTAAATAGGTCGGTATTTGTGAGGAAACGACCGCCCCATAGGGATTTCTGAACCTTTGTGGGTTCAAACTGCACGATCTCGCCTAGATCGCCAGACTTGCGGAAAGCGGTATCTTGCTCTACGGCATCTACTCGCTTGCCAAACTCATTAAAAACTCCCTTGACATTATTTACATCATCAGATACGGTCTTAACCTGACCTGATACTGTGTCAAAAGATTTGTGTAGTGCAACAATTTGCTCGTTGAGAGACTTAATAGTTGTTGCAAGATCGCCAAAGGCATTTGTAAGAGAATTCTTGATTTCTGCAACTGCCTCAACAATTGCTTCATCAGACTTTGCTACAACAGTTTCTGTTGCAACAACTTCTCCCTCTTCTGTTTTTTCAACAGAAGAATCTGCACTACCATCATCTGACTTAGCAACTGCTAGTTCTTCAACTGCTGGTGCATCTTCAGCGACTGCAGGAGTTTCTACAACTTCTGCTGGCTGTGCCTCTGGAGCGACCTGAATTTCTTCAACTGCAGCAACTGCTGCTTCTGTTGTTTCATTCATAGGACTAACCTCCTTTGTAATCTTAATTGTACTAATGCCTTTAGCACTATCAACTAAGAACTTTATCATTTCTGCTTTCTCATTATCATTCTTTTCAACAAAACCAATGTTTTTCATTTGCTTTTCAGTAACTGGGTGTGAAACTGTTTCTGCATCTGACAAGATAACCATTCCTGATTCTTGATCATAAAAAATATTTTCTGTATCTACCTTTGAAATCAGACCACCAATAACATTGTGACCATTTTGTTTTTCAATTGATACAATACTTGCAAACTGATTTGCTGGTGAATCAACTAGTGAAAGTTCATATAGGTCGTACTCTTTAATAACACGGATAGTCTTATCCATCTCTTCATTAAATGCATCATCCCAGGTCTTAATGTTTCCACCAATAGAAAATCCTGTGTAAGTTCCATCTAGAACCTTTTCCCAGGCATCCTGTGCACCCTTTGAAACATATGCTGAAACATATACTCCACTATAAAACTTTTTTGTACTTGGATCGAAGTATCGATCTTCTTTAAAAGAAACAATCTTGCCAACCGCTGATGGCTGGTGCATTTCACGTAGATTACCACGAAAGTTTTTAAATGCATTTATACTAGACTCTGTTGTTACTATGTCGCCTTGCTTATCAATATTATCAAGAGTAGCAAAACCTGACACCATACGGCGCTCAATATCAACTTTTCCAATGGGCATCGATAGACGAACATTGTCGCCATTAGTCACCCAATGAGCCTTATTTATTAACATATCGATACCATTATACCAAACATTTTCAACGTTATCTCAATTACTGAGATGACCTACCTTCTCCTTGTGGATTGCGTCCAGAGACGGTTGTTGTAGAATCAGAGTTATT